CCGGCGTCGTACCAATTTCGTACCAATTTGGGTGTCGTCTTTGACGGTGCTGGTCCGATACAAGCCACAGTAGTGGGGGCCGGGCGGTCGCAGGTGCAAACCCTTTCTCCCCGATACGCAGTCCGCAGCAATAGGGAGCATCACCAAGGAGCACCAAGGAGCACCGATCGGCCGCGGTTCCTAGGGTTTGCGGGCCGAATCGCCCGTCGTTGCTCAGCCTCGCCGAATCTCGAAGCCGAGCCCGTCCGCACACGAAACCGCACACGGCTCGGCGCGTGTGCGGTTTCACTCGCCGATCCCTGCGGCAACTGCGGCCTTGAGCGGCTGTTCTGTGGCTGCGAACCGCCCGAGCCGTGGGAGGGCGCGCGATGAGGCAGGGCCACAACCTCACCTTCGAGGCCCTGCTGCGCTGCAGCCGGATTGGCCAGTTCGCACCGCGACTCACACGAGCACGTGACCAGCTCGTCGAGGAGCGACGACTCGGCCGCCGACGCCGCGGCTGGCTGCGCGACCGCGTCCTGGACGCCGAGCGCCTGGTCGCACATCGCGAGCTGCAGCTGATCCGTGAGAGCGATCGCGGCAGCGCGTTCAAGGTCCGCCGTCGCTCGCGGCTGCTCGACGAGGCGCGTCGCGAGCTCGCCTCCTACAACCGACTGCTGGATGACGCGGAACGGGAGGCAGCGTGATCGGCGTGCGCCTTCAGGGCGGCCCCTTCGACGGTGATCGCGCGCCGAGCGAGACGCTGATCGGCAATCCACCGGGGCGCATCTACGCCTTCCCATGCCCGTGCTGCGACGGCTGCAACTGGTTCCTCGAACCCACCCGCGCCGCTGAGATCTACGACCGCGACGACGAGGACGAGAAGGGCTGGCTCGTCTACGTGTACACCGACGCGGCGCTCGACGGCGGCCAGTGCACTGAGGAGCGCGAGCTCGTCGGCGCTGGGGCGTCAACCTCGACGCGCGACAGGGGCGCAGCGTGAGCCCGAGCAACGCCGGCCGTGTGGCCGTGAGCAACGAGGAACTGTTCACCGTGCGCGAGGTTGCAGTCGGGCAGGAGCGTCTGGCGGCATGAGCGCCTCCTGGGAGATCCGCGAGGGCGACTGCATCGAGCAGATGCGAGCGATGGAGGATCGCTCGATCGACGCGATCGTCACCGATCCGCCCTACGGGATCGGCTTCATGGGCCACGAGTGGGATCAGCCGGGAGAGTTCGGGCCGGTTGCTCCCGACGAGGACGTACCCCTGCAGGGCGGCAAGCGTCGGCGATCGCAACCGTCGGCGGCGGTCGGCGCCGGTCACGCGCGCGAACGCAAGCCGCTCCACGGTCACGGCACGCGCGAGGGCGTCAAGTTCGGTGGGCCGACCGGCACCGACAACACCACGCACAATCTCCGCGGCGGCGCGATGCACGCCGGCCGCTACGACCTCTCACCGACCGCGAATCAGCGCTTCCAAGCGTGGTGCGAGGCGTGGGCAGCTGAGGCGTACCGCGTGCTCAAGCCTGGCGGCCACATGCTCGTCAGCGGCGGCACGCGGACCTACCACAGGATGACTGCCGGCATCGAGGATGCGGGCTTCGAGATCCGCGACTGCCTGAGCTGGCTCTACGGTTCGGGCTTTCCAAAGTCGCTGGACGTGGGCAAGGCGATCGACAAGGCGGCCGGTGCCGAGCGGCCGGTGGTGGGCACGACGCGCAAGTCCGTGGCCAGCATGGGGCCGGGCGAAGGCGCCTTCTCCGACGATGCCTACGAGTGGCAGTCCGAGTTCAACAGGACTGGCCCCGCAACTCCCGATGCCGAGCGCTGGCAGGGGTGGGGCACGGCACTCAAGCCCAGCTGGGAGCCGATCGTCGTTGCACGCAAGCCGTTCAGCGGGACGGTGGCCGCGAACGTGCTCGAGCACGGCACCGGTGCGATCAACGTGGACGGGTGCCGGATCGGGGGGCCATCATGGGGCGAGCGCGCTCCGAACATCGGCGGTCGCTCGGCGGGGATCATGGGCGATGCCGCAGACCATCCTGGCGGCGTCGCTCATGTCGGAGGCCGCTGGCCGTCCAACGTCGCTCTCGGCCACACCGAGGACTGCCGGATGGTGGGCGAGCGACGAGTCGCGACCGGGACAGCGGGACCGCAGTCAGGAGGCATCGGCGCGGCTGTGGTCTACCAGCCCTCGGTGAGCAATGAGAGGGGCATCGGTGACGCGCAGGGCTACGCCGACGAGGACGGCATGGAGACGGTCGAGGCGTGGGACTGCTCCGCTGAGTGCCCGGTGCGGATGCTCGATGAGCAGACCGGCGAGCTCGTGTCGGGCGCCAACCCAACCCGGCGCGGGAGCGACAAGTTCCGTACCGCTTACGGCGACTTCGCGGGTCGGGTCGACGTCGAGCCAGCGCGTGGTGCCGACCGCGGCGGCGCGTCGCGCTTCTTCTACTGCGCCAAGGCATCCACCGCCGAGCGCAACGCCGGACTGGCTGGGTTCGAGGAGGGGTCGAGCCTGAAGTTCGACCCGACGTCAGCGATCGCGCGGGACGGGCATCGAGGAGCGGGCGTGATGCAGAACGTCCACCCGACAGTCAAGCCGATCGACCTCATGCGCTGGCTCGTGCGCCTGGTCACGCCTCCCGACGGAACCGTGCTCGACCCGTTCACCGGCTCGGGCACGACCGGCTGCGCTGCCGTTCGCGAGGGCTTCAGCTTTGTCGGGATCGAGAGGGAGGCGGAGTACGTGGCCATCGCCGAGGCGCGCATCGCATGGTGGGCCGAGCACCCGGAGGGCGTAGAGACCACGAAGCTCTACGCCGCCGAGCGCAAGCGAGCTGAGACCGCCGCGGCCGGGCAGGTCGGGCTGTTCGATGAGGCGGCAGCGTGATCACGGCCGCCCTCCAGCAGACCGAGGCGCAATTCCAGACGGCCGTGATCGACCTCGCCCGCATCCACGGTTGGCTCATCGCCCACTTCCACGATTCCCGCCGCCAGCTCGGCGGCAAGCTCGTCGGCGATGCTGACGCAGCTGGCTGGCCGGATCTGACGCTCGTCCGCGGTCCCGAGCTGCTCCTCGCCGAGCTGAAGACGGAGAAGGGACGCATCAAGCCGACGCAGCTCGTGTGGATGGAGGCGCTCCTCGAGGTTGCGCGCTGCAGCGAGTACGTCCACGTGCGGCTGTGGCGGCCGAGTGACTGGAGCGAGATTGAGGCGATGCTGCGATGAGCTCGGTGCAGATCGACATCGACGGCCACGACCAGCCCGAGCGCATCTGCGCGTGTGGGTGCAAACGCTCGCTGGAGGGCATGAGACGAAACGCGATCTACGCAACCTCAGCCTGCCGGGCACGGGATTGGAAGCGCAGAGAGGGTTACGCCGACCCAAGGCGTCGCAAAGCGTCTCGGAACGGCAGGAGACAACGCCCGAAACCCTCAGGTCTGCAGGTCAGCTTCCCGAAGGCCGTCGAGCAGCTGGAGGAATACCTCACACAGCACGGTCACCTCACGCCGTACACGACGGCGAGAGCCATTCTGAAGGGTGCGCTGTCTGAGCGTCAGCGCGCGAAGTTGGCCGGACGCGAGCCGATCGCGCCGACGCTCACGACTGACGAGCAACGTGCTCGCTTCGAGGAACAGCGACTACGGGAGGCAGCGTGACCGACCAGCGTGAGCGGCGCATCTACCAGATGGAGACGATGACAGGGCGCTGCTACGACATCGAGGCAGTCGACCGCCAGGAAGCGTTCGCCATCCACGAGAGCAAGTACCCCGGCGAGGTCGTCATCGACTCAAAGGACAAGACAGCCAAGCGGGCACATGAACGTGCTCGGGCCGACCAGCGTGAGGAGGACTGATGGCTGACCTTCTATGGCTGTTGCCGCTAGGCATGACCTTCTGGTTCGGCTACTGCATCGGCGAGTGGGCCGAGGAACGTCGGCGCAACGACGAGTGGTGGGCCGAGCGCGGCGAGCCGCCGATGCGTGTCTGGCAGAAGTCCCAGCGCGAGGAGGACTGATGGACGAGGACGACCAGCGGCAAGAGGAACAGGCGACCGCCGAAACCGAACTGATCGATGCAGCGCGGATGCTCGTGGAGGACTTCGATTACCCGCGCTCAGAGGTCATCAAGATCATCGAAGCCACATGCAAGGCGTGAGGAGACGAAGCGATGACTTGGCTCTGCCATCTCTGTAAGCAGCCGATCGCCTCCGGTGACATGGTCTTTTTGCCACCCGGCCCGTTACCTCACGGACGAGATCATCCAAGTTGCGGCGCACAGGAAGTGTGCAGCATCGACCGAGGAGACGGGTGAGGGCGGAGTGGCGTCGGCGACTGATCGAGAGCAGCTTGAAGGTGAGTTCGAGGCTGCGCGTGCGTCGGGCCTGCGGGTCGCCGAGGCAGCTGCGGCGTTCCGCGTGGCGACGAATGACTTGGAGTGGGCACTATGGGCAACCGATCCCGCTAGTCACGAGGACGCCCCGTTCAATCACGACTACGCCGCGCGCCGCTTGGCCGAGGCCGCGCCGAAGTGGCGCAATGCCCGCGACAACCTGCATTTCACGCTTGAGCAGGACACGAAGGCAATTCGATGACCCCCTCCCACCCTAAGAGCGAGCACACAGAGGGGTTTACCTATGCCGACCTGATGCCCGTGCCAGGCGACGTGATGATCCTCGTGCGGGACGGCGGTCTCCGCGGTCGCGCACGCATACGGATCGGTGACGACATCCTCACTATGCCGATGGACGTGCGCGTTGAGTACTTCGCGGACGACGATCATCCGCCGCTGACTCCGCGCCGCGTCACGGTCAAAGCGGGCTGGCTTGCCCGGAGAAAGAGGCCCAATGCCTCCTAAGAGCGGGCACACACCCGAGCCGACGGCTGAGGAGCAGAAGGCGATCGACTCACTGGGACGGCTTGCGAAGCGCTGGCCGAAGTCGCTGACGCTGTTCTCCGCAGCGGGATCGCTTGTCATCGTGCGAACCGACCGCGTGCGCGAGGCCGATAGTCGCATGGCCGAAGACGATGTACTCGCCCACATCTACGGCATCCCGAACGACGGAGGCGACCCGTGGTGAGCGAGCACACACCCGGTAAGGGGGAGCCGGAGGTGGCGCTAACACGGTCCGAGGCGAGAGCGATTTACGACGTACTTCGTGGGGACGATTACGGGGATCTGGCCGCAAACCCGATGACTCGCCTTGCGTATCGCTCGGGTGAAACGAAGCTCGCCGTGTTTCTCGAAGGCGGACAATCCCCCGGACCCGAGAGGAGAGCAGAGCCGATGAGTGACGGAGCGACGCTGTACTACCTCGACGTACCAGTCGTGCCCATATCGACCGACGCGCCAAACGTCAAGGGTCGCACCGCCGAGTCCTTCGGTCCCGGTCACGTCAGCGCACGGTGGCCCGATGGCAAGGTCTACACGCACTGGTACACGCAGCTTTGGGCAAAGCCGTTTGGCAGGCCTCGATGAACCCGACTCCCACACCAGGACGCCGAGAGGTGGCGATAGAGGCGGCGGCGAAGGCCGTGCGTCACGAGCTTGAGCAGGTTGAAGCAGTGAACGACTACACCTATAGCGAGCGGGGCATCCGTGAGATCTGTGACGCCACCGCTCGTGCCGCCATCGACGCCTACGAGGCTGCCATCGCTGAACAGGCAGGAGAGATCACCGAGCCCGAAGTAGAGCGGCTGATCGACAAGATGCTCGACTACGACCTCCTCGCGGACCCAGAAGACAGCGAGCGTAACCGCGTGATCGCCTGCGACCTTATTCGCACCCTTGCCGAGCAGGCGGAGTACGGCGGCGTCCCGATCGACGTGGAGCCGAGGATGCCACCAGGTCAGGTGGCGCTCGTATCGGACGAGGACGCGGTGGTCATCGACCTCGCCGAGCAGCCACGAGGAGACGCGAGGCCCGCACACGACAACCACGTTGAATCCGAGGCGCTAGCCAGGTATCAGCGCTCCCGAGGAGACGAGCAGTCACGAGGCGAGGAGGAGGGGCTGCGGGAGGCGCTGGAAGCTGCGTTTGAGTTCATCGAGGGCCTGCCCGAACCGAACGACAAGGCCGATGCCCTTTACGACCGTATCGGTGGCCTTCTTGCCACCCTCGCGGCCACATGAGGCACGAGACCTTCGACGAACTGGTTACGCGCATACGCAAGGCGAACGCGCGATTGTCGACGAAGTCGCGCCACGACATCGCCAACGGCGACACGGAGCTCGATCAGCGCGCGCTCGTCGAGCAGGACCTGCGCCAGGTGATTGCCGAGCTGTCACTGCTGTCGCATGTGGCTGCAGCGAGCACCGGGACGTCCACCCGAGACGCAGGCGAGTCCATCGGCGGCAAGCGGCCACCTGGTGGGATCGATCGCCGCGAAGATCGACAGCGCGCCGAGATCGGTGTGACGAAGGACGATCAGCCCGATCGCATCTTGCGATCAGCCGAGCACTATCGCCGGCGCGCTGAACGAGCTCACAGTCTGCACACACTGGAACAGATCCTCAGCGAGGCGCGAGCATCGCTGACTGCATGGAGGCGACAGCCGTCATCGGCGGACAAGGCGCATCCGATGCCTGGTGACTTCAACTGGAAGCGCTGGGTGGCTGAGTCGTCGTTGCCTAGCTCAGAGATCGCACGCAAATGCAGTGTGAGCAAGCGCTATGTGAACCGTGTTCGAGCGATCTACAGAGAGGCGGCGTAATGGTCTGTCCGATGGATCGCTATCGTTCCGGGAACTATCAGCTAGCGTCGCCACAGGCGGCTCTAGGTGATTGACCTTCCACGCGCCACACGGAGCGAGGCCATATGACCGTCAAGCTGCTTCTGCCGGCATACGGCAAGCACGGCTCTGCCGTCGTCGCTGTTGATGGCAAGCTCCGGCTGGTCGATCCGCCCAAGCGGATCTGTCACGGTTTCCAAAACGGCTGCCTGTGCGGTACGTGTACACCACGTGCTCGTCGTGCTGAGCGAGCGACTGCCAAGCGTGCAATAGCTCCGAAGCGCTGCCGTTGTGATCGTCCCATGATCGGCGACGACGGCGACTGCGCCAAGTGCGGCAAGCCGATGCGACTCGCCGCGGCCGCGTAGTAAGGCCGACGTAGAAGGCTCACCCGGCACGCATGCCTCGGTGCTGTGTGCCGAGGTGCTCGTGGTCGAGGCGGGCGACTGGTGTGCTCGCTCGAGCCACCCCGCGCCAGGGTCAAAAGTCTGAGCGGCCTCGGGTAGACCCGCGGTCAGTAACAAATCCCCTCCCCGTGATGAATAAGCCCGATAATCGGCTTACTAGAGCCAAAAGCCCGACCCAGCGCTGTTACCGGTGCGGCGAGACGCTTCCCCTGGAGAATTTCTCCCCGGACACGTCAAAACGCTCCGGGTACCAGACGATCTGCAGGGCGTGCGATCGGGTCAGGGCGCGTGCGTACTACGCCGCCAACCGTGCCGCCAAGATCGCCAAGGTTCAGGAAGCGTTCCGCGAGCGTCATCAGGGTCGTCGCTGCGAGCGTTGCGGGGGGCCTTCGGCGGGTCCGGGTTGTCGGTATTGCGACGGCTGTCGAGCTGCCTCATACGTCGAGGCCGGAAGGCGCCGGCGGGAGCGACACCTCGAGCAGCTCGGCGTCTCTTCGGAGGAGGACTACCGGCTCGTGTCCAGGCAGCTCAGGAACCAACGCGAACAGGGACGCGACCGCGGAACCACCACCGAGCGCGGCTATGGTCCCGAGCACCAGCGTCGGCGGAAGCTCTGGATCCCTCGGGTCGAACGGGGAGAGGTCGTGTGCCCTCGGTGCGATCACCTGATCGCCCCAGGGGAACCGTGGGATCTCGGCCACGATGACGATGACCGCTCGCAGTACGCCGGGCCGGAACACCTCCGCTGCAACCGCGCCACCAACGGCCGACGTCCGGCGCGCCGCATTCCGCGGCGGTGGACATCGAGGGACTGGTAATGGCGCCCGTCAAGAAACCGGCGCCGCGCGCCGCGCCGAAACCGCCCGCCAAGAAAGGACCGGCCAAACGCCGTAAGCCGGCCACCGCCAAGGCGGCCGCGAAGCGCGGGCCGCAGAAGCCGTCCAAGCCGGCGGCCAAGCCAAAGCCGGCGGCCAAGCGCAAGCCGAAGCCGAAGCCGAAGCCTGCGCCGCGGCGGTCAGTCGGCGCCAGCCTCGATCTCCACTCGCTCGGGGCGCGCGTGATCGGCATCTTCGGCACACGCGGCAACCACACGTTGATCCAGCTGCCGACCGAAGTCGCTGAGCAGCTCTTCGCCGATCCGCTGGCCGCGTCCGGGAGCACGGACGTGATCGCTGCCGCAGAACGTGACGTCGCCGCGATCAAGAAGCGCGACAAGGCCCTCGGCGAGTCGGCACTCGCCCGCGCGGCTGTCGCGCTCGCCTTCGAGATCAACCACCCGTGGAACTCCGCCACGTCGAAGTCCATGTGCGCGCGTGAGATGCGCGAGACCATCGACCGCCTGCGCGAGCTAGCGCCAGAGGAGGAGGAGGCGGATCAGCTTGACGACCTCCGCGCTCGTCGCGCCGCCCGGATCGAGTCTGGCTGAGCCGCTCGGAGTCCAGCTCCCGCGAATTTCCTGGGTCCCGCCGTACGTCTCGTCGGTCGGGCCCGAAGCAATCGAGCTGTGTCGGATGGCCGGGCTCTTCCTCGACCCGTGGGAGGAGCACATCCTCACGGAGTCGCTCGGCGAACGCGCGGACCACAAGTGGGCTGCGTTCGAGGTCGGCGTGGTCGTTCCCCGACAGAACGGCAAGGGATCGATCCTCGAGGCACGGGAGCTGACCGGGCTCTTCCTGCTCGACGAGCGCCTGCTGATCCACTCGGCGCACCAGTTCGACACGTCGCTCGAGGGATTCCGCCGGCTGCTCATGCTGATCGAAGACACGCCCGATTTCGATCGGCGTGTTTACCGCGTCGTCAAGTCGCACGGCGAGGAGGGCATCGAGCTCAAGAAGAACCCGCGGACAGGCCTGCGGCAACGCATCCGGTTCCGCACCCGCACCAAAGGTGGCGGCCGCGGATTCACTGCCGATTGGCTCGGTCTCGATGAGGCGATGATCCTGCCCGAGACGACGGTGGGTGCTCTCCTCCCGACCCTGTCGGCAAGGCCGAACCCGCAGGTCATGTACGCAGCCTCGGCCGTCGACCAGGAGGTTCACGACGAGGGCGTCGCACTCGCCCGACTTCGCGAGCGTGCTCTGTCCCGTAACGATCCGTCGCTCGCCTACTTCGAGCACTCGGTCGACGCCGCGAACCCTGCGGAGGTCACGCTCGCGATGGCGAAGGACCCAGAGCGCTGGGCCGAAGCCAACCCTGGGCTCGGCATCCGAATAACGACAGAGCACGTCGCTCGGGAGCAGCGATCTATGGACCCGCGCACCTTCGCTGTCGAGCGCCTGGGCGTCGGCGACTGGCCGCGCACAGATGGCCTTGAGGGCGTCGTCATCACGCCAGAGGCGTGGGCGAGTCGCACCGATCGCGAGTCCTCAGCTCTCAACCCAGTCTGCTTTGCGCTGGACGTCAACCCCGACCGCACCGCCGGAGCCGTCGGCGTCGCCGGGCTGCGCACCGACCGGCGGTCACACGTCGAGATCATCGAGCACAAGAAGGGAACCGGCTGGATCGTCCCGCTCGCCGCGGAACTCGTTCTCAGCCACAAACCGGTCGGCGTCGTGTGCGACGCGAGCGGACCGATCGCGTCGCTGCTCAGCGAGCTCGCCGACGCCGGCGTCGAGGTCACCCTCGTCAACGCCAAGGAGCAAGCGCAAGCGTGCGGCCTTCTCTACGACGCTGTCGATCAGGACACGCTGCGCCACCTCGGCACGCGCGAGCTGACGACGGCGATCGCCGGCGCCGTCAAGCGCCCGCTCGGCGACGCCTGGGCGTGGTCGCGCAAATCGTCCGCCGTCGACATCTCCCCACTCGTCGCGATCACGCTCGCGCACTGGGGCTCGCAGACGCTCACGCCGCCCAAACCAGAAGTCATCGATCTGAACGAGCTGAAGGCCGAGATGGAAGCCGACGGCGAGCTCTAACACTCGAACCAAAGGAGATCCTCCATGGAGGCATCAGTCGCCACACCCGCAGCGCCCGCCGCATCCGAGCAGGCCAACGACGAGGCGCCCAAGGCGCCGGTCGCCGCTGCGCCCGACGCTCCGGAGCCCGAGGCTGCTGTCGAGGCCGAGCCGACCACGCCGGGCACCGTTCACCTCATCGACGGCAAAGCCGTCGACATCACGTCGATCGAGAGCTTCCTCGAGCAGATGGCCGGCGACGCCGGCGAGCTCTGGGTGAAGCTCGAGCAGGCTGGCGGCAAGGCGATCGCCTTCCTCAAGAGCGCCGTCGTCGCGCACGAGTAGCGCGCCTCGGCCGCGTCCGCGCGGCCTCCAGCACACGACGACGTGGAGGCCTAGCCGATGCTCTTGCGGAACCCGTTCACCATCAAAAATCACCAGGTCAGGATGCACCTGCAGGGCGGCACGATCCTCACGGATGGGGGGCCGCCCGTCCAGCAGTCCGACATCACGATCGAGGGGGTTCTCGCCGGCGAATCGCGGCGTCACTACATCGTGTGGGCGCCGAAGGTGATGGCCGAGGGCGCGAGTGGCGAGCCGGCTGATCTGTCCGGGCACGTGCAGATCCCGCGCGAGCGAGTCCTGTTCATCCAGGTCCTGGCGTAGGTCATGTCCGGCCTGGTGTTGGCCACCCCGACCGGGAACCGAGAGGTCCGCGCGGTCAGCGGCGCGGTGCCCTGGGGGCCGACTACCGTTCCGCCGCCTCCGGGCTGGGCCGACGGGAGCGTCACACAGTCGGCGGCGCTGCAGATCGCCGCCGTCTATGGCTGCGTCGGACTGCTCACGAGCTCGGTCGCGACGCTGCCGCTGCGCCTGGTCGACAACAAGATCCTGCGCAACGCGAAAGAGCTCCCGGCCTCGCCGCTGATCACCGAACCGTACGCGGAGATCAGTCTCCTCGACTGGATCGTGCAGTTCGTCGCCGGCCTGGCATTGCGGGGCAACTTCTACGGGCACATCATCGACCGCGATCGCGATCTGTACCCGACGCAGATCAAGCCGATCCCGGCCGACAACGCGACCGTCCGGCGCAACCGCGAAGGGCAGGTCGAGTACCGCTTCTTCAACAAGCTGATCCCGATCGACGACGTGTTCCACGTCAAGATGCTCTCGATGCCCGGGATGCTCGAGGGCGTCAACCCGATCCAGTCGCTGCGTCTCACCTTCAGCCTGTCGATCGAGCAGGCGCGCTACGGCGAGGGGTTCTTCAAAAACAGCGCCTACCCCGCTGGCGTGATCGAGGTCGCGGGGAAACTGGAGCGCGGCGAGACGAAGGCGATGCTCAGGAGCTGGCTGAGCGCGCACCAGGGCGTCCCCAACTCGAACCTGCCGGCAGTCCTCACCGACGGAGCGACGTTCAAGCCGGTCACGATCACGCCGGAGGACTCGCAGTTCCTGCAGTCGCGTGGCTTTTCGGCCGGCGAGATCAGCGGCATGATCTACCGGATCCCGCCGCACATGATCGGCCTCGTCGATCGCACCACCTCGTGGGGGACCGGCGTCGAGCAGCAGGAGCTCGGCTACACACGCAACACCCTCCAGGACTACATTGGCCGGCTGCAGGAGTCGCTCACGGCCCTGCACCCGCCCGGGCAGTTCGTGAACCTGGATCTGAACCACCGCCTGCGCGGCGACACGCTGCAGCGCGCGCAGGCTGGCTCGCTGATGATGCTCGCTGGCGCATGGTGCGCCGACGAGGTCCGGGCGCTGTTCGACATGCCTGCCGCGCCCAAAGGCCAGGGCAAAAAGTTCTTCGCGCCGATCAACACCGAGCTGCTGCAGGCGGCTCTGGCGCAGGTGGCAGCTGCAGAAGCCCAAGCGAATGAACCGCCTGCCCAGCTCGGCAGCGGCGAACCCGATTCCGGCGTGACCGGAGGTACAGCATGAAAAAGCCGACGCAGGCGGAGTTGGACCTCGAGGGCGCTATCCGTGGCGCCGTGCGTGCCGACGCGAGCTTTGACATCGCGCGCAGACACATCGCGCGAGAGGCTGAGTCGCTGAAGCTCTCCGAGCTGATCCCCGAGAACTGGCGCGAGGACGGGTCACTGAAGAACGCGGCCGGCGTCTGGTCGACCTCCGAGTTGCGCGACACGGCAAACGACGTCTTCACGGCGCTAGAAGGCGCGATCAGCGACCTCTACGAGGGCGAATACTCCTACTACGCCTGGGTGCAGGATTGGTACGGCGGCGGAACGACGGAGGAACCGTACATCGTCGTCTTCCGCGCTGGCGGTGAGCTCTACGCCGCCGAGTTCACCTACGACGACGACCAGAAGATCGAGATCGGCGAGAAGGTCAAGGTCCGGCCGATCACGCTGTACGTCGAACGTGAGCAGAAAGCGTCGCCGGAGAAGCGCACGGCAGCCCACGACCTCGAGTGGCGCAAGTCCAAGGCCCGGTCGCTCGGCAAGGGCACGCCCGAGCGACGCGACGTATTCGAGCTGACCTCGATCTCCGCCGAGGTCGAGCTGCGCGCGGATGGTGAGGACGAGGGTGTCCTCGTCCTCACCGGCTACGCCTCTGTCACGGGGACTCCGTACGACGTCGGCTTCTACCAGGAGACCGTCGAGCGTGGTGCCTTCAAGCGCACGCTGAGCAACAGCGATCTCGACGTGCAGCTGCTCGTCAACCACATCGGCCTGCCGCTCGCGCGCACTACCTCGGGCACGCTCACGCTGAGCGAGAACGAGAAGGGGCTGCTTGTCCGAGCCGAACTGGATCCGGAGGATCCGGACGTCCGCTCGCTCGCCCCGAAGATGCGCCGCGGCGACGTGACGGAGATGAGCTTCGCCTTCCGCGTGCTCGATCAGGAGTGGAGCGACGACTACACCGAGCGTTCGCTGACCTCGCTGGACATCCACCGCGGCGACGTGTCGGTCGTGTCCTACGGCGCGAGCCCAACCACGAGCACAACGTTGCGCTCTGAGGAGGCCAATGAGTTCATCGCCACGGTGGAGAGGCGCAGCGGCGAGAGCCTGCCTGCTGCAGCCAAGCGCCAGCTATTCGCCGATCTGACCGGCCAGGAGCCGACGGAGGTTGAGGAGGAGCAGCGCGAGGTCCCATCTCCCACGCCGCTGGTCATCCCTGACTACACCAAGCGCGCCCGCCTGCAGCTCGCGGCGCTTGGAGTCCGGCGATGAGTGGCGAGGCGGGCGACACGGTCATCGAGGACGTGCCACGGATGGATCTCGCGACGGCGAGCAATGAGGATCTCGTCGCCGCAGCGCGCGGCGGCGACTACCGGATCGTCCGTGAGCCTCGTACGTACGAGCGCCACGGCGCGCACTCCTACTTCCAGGACCGCTTTCTGGCCGCTCGTGGCGAGAGTGCCGAGGCCGAGGAGCGACTGCAGCGCCATGCGGTTGAGTGGCGTGTCGACACCCGCGAGCGTGAGCTGCGCGCGATGCTCGCGGTGGACGCACCCTTCGAGTTGCGGGCTACGCCGAGCTGGACTCCGGGCGAAGGTGGGTACTTCGCCCCGCCGCTTTGGCTGATCTCGTACTACGCCGACATCCCTCGACCGGAGCGAGTGCTCGCGAGGCTCGCGCCGAACTTCCTGCTGCCGAAGGGGTTCCAGGAAATCAACCTGCCGGTGCTCACCGGCAGCGGCCCGGCAGCTGACCCGCAGACGCTTGACACGCCGGTCCTCGACACGGACATGACTGACTCGGCTGCGAAGAGCTCGGTCGTGACAATCGCCGGAACGGAGGACGTGCCGCTGCCGATGCTCGAGCAGTCTCCTGCCGGAGCCTCCCTTGACTGGCTGGTCGGGAAGGCGCTCGAAGCGGCCTACCAGGAACAGCTCGAGCAGCAGCTGATCAATGGCAGCGGCGTCAACCAGATCCTCGGGCTGTTGAACGTGAAAGGCATCAACGCGATCGCCTACCCCGGGGCGCCAGAAGGCACGACGCTTTACCCGGTGCTCGGCAAGGCGATCGCCGCGATCGGGCGCAAGCGCAAGATCCCGATGGAAGCCTGGCTGATCAATAGCCCCCGGTTCGCGTGGATCGCGACGTCTGAGGACAAACAGGAACGCCCGCTGCTGCTCTCCGATTACGCGGGTGACTTCCCGACGGCCGGGCTTGCAAGCCGCCCTGTGTACCTCGACGACGGGATCCCGACACTCGCCAACGGGCAGGAGCCGATCATCGCGTGCTGCCCCTCGGATCTGATGGTCCTTGAGTCCGACCCGATCATCGACGTGATGACCCAGCCGCTCGCCGGTTCGATGGGCGTCCGCATTCAGACCCGGCGCTATGTCGTCGGGATCACGGCGCGCTACCCGACAGGGATCAGCGCGATCACGGGCGCCGGCATGGTGCCCGTCGCTGGCTACTAGCCGGCCCCCGAACGTCCTGCAGCGCCCCGCATTGTCGTCTCGCCCCGCAGCACCCGCGTGCCCCGTCCAGGCACACGCGGGACCTGCTCGGCCCGGCGCAACCCGGGAGTCACCCACCGCCCGCCACGGGCTCCCGAAAGGAACACACGATGCGACACCTGACCAAGGCCGAAGAGCGCTGGGGCAGCCCGCTCCCGCCGCTTGCGGGAGGCGATCCCGCACTGACGGAGCCGTCGAATGAGACGGAGCCGGAGACCGACGAGCGGTCGCTCCTGCAGAAGATGCTCGACCGCCGGGCTGAGCTCGCCGGCGAGGTCGACCCGCTCATCGAGGAGCGAGAGAAAGAGCACGCCGAGTTCGAGGCGCGCGAGGCCGCAGAGAAGGACGAGGACAAGCCGACCGACGAGGAGCGCACCGTCTTCATCGAGGCGGAGGAGGCGTTCAACAAGCGCGTCCAGGCGAACCTCAAGGAGATCAAGTCGCTCGACTTTCGGATCGAACGGCAGGAGCTCGTTGAGCACGGCCGCGAGCTCGCGACCCGAGCGAGCGAGCGCGAGGCGAGCACGAGCGTTGTGATCACGCACGAACCGGAGGTCTACGGCCGTCACCGCGAGGCCAAGGGCGCCTCCTATTACCTTGACCTCGCGGCGAAGATGCGCCCCGACCTCCGGTCGGAGCTCGGCTCGAAAATCGATGGCTTCGCCGAGCGCCTGGAGAAGCACGGCAAGATGATGGACGAGCTGCTGCCCAAGCGCGAGCAGCAGCGCAAGCGTGTCGCCGAACGCCAGATCGAGCGCGCCGAGATGGAGACCCGGGGACGTCTGGGGATCCAGCGGCGCGGGCTTGACGTCAGCCCGTTCGAGAAACGGGCGCCGTCGCGCGAACCCGGTCAGGGTGGCTACGCGGTTCCCCCGCTGTGGCTGATCTCCGACTACCTCGAGTTCCTGCGTCCGGGTCGCGTCGCTGCTGGCCTGTGCCGGCAGATGCCGCTGCCTCCGGGCACGGACTCGATCAACATCCCGAAGCTCACCACGCCGACGGCGGTCGCGATTCAGACGGCCGACAACGCGCCGGTGGTCTCCCAGGACATCAAGGACAACTACGTCAACGCGGCGGTCAAGACGATCGCCGGGTTCGCGGACATCCCCGTGCAACTGCTCGAGCAGTCGCCCGGGACGATCATCGACCAGGTGATCACCCGCGACATGATGGCCGCGTACGACGTCGCCCTCGACAAGCAGGTCATCTTGGGCAAAGGCGTCGGAGCGCCGCTCTCCGGTGGCGAAATCAAGGGCATCTACCCGAACACCAACTGGGAAGCCAACACAGTCACGTGGACCGCGGCGTCGCCGAAAGCACAGGGCTTCTTCCAGGTGCTCGGCGCGATGGCGTCCAAGACGGCCCAGACGAGGTTCAACCTCAAAGACTTCACGTTCCTGGTTCACCCCAGGCGTGGATTCTGGGCCTTCACCGCGGTCGACACCGTCGGCAGGTTCCTCGTTGGCCAGGACGACGGCGGCTTCAGCAACTTCAACGCTGACGCGATCTACGGGTCCGAGGACGCGCCCTTCGAGGGCTATCTCGGGAAAGTCCCGTTCGGGCCGAAGCTGTACATCGACGCGAACATGCCGACCACAGACGCCTCCGGAGTTCCCGGCGCCGGCGCGGCCGACATCGGGATCGGTGCGATCTGGGATGACCTCTGGCTGATGGAGGGCGACATCCGCACGGACGTGTTCGACCAGACGCTCTCGGGCACCCTGGAGATTCGCTTCCGGCTCTACAACTACGTCGCGCTGTTGCAGCGCTACGGGCCGTCGGTGACGATCGCCTCCGGGACCGGCTTCGCCGCGCCGGAAACCGAAGACAAAACGCCGTACTAGACCGACCACTTGGGAGCCCCCGGCCACTCGGCCGGGGGTTTCCCTCTGTCATCTGACCCTGAGTGGTCGGAAAGGAGTACTCCCATGTCCGGATCAGATCTGGTGGCCGCGGGCTACCCGACGACGTACCCGTTTCGAAAGCTGCTCGGCCTGGCCGGGCAGGTACAGCAGGCCAACCGAAGCCAGCGCTCGAACCTGGAGTTCACGGGGCTCGCGAACCCGACAGACGGGGCGCTTGCCGGCACGGGCGTCGGCTGCTTCGTGCCGATCCCCGTCGAGGTCGGTGATGTGCTCAGCAAGATCACGATGCTGGTCGGCGCCACCGCGGCCGAAACCCCGACGCACTCGTTCGCGGCGCTCTACTCCGGTATCGCCGTGCCGGCGCTCCTCGGGCAGTCCGCAGACGGCACGAACGCGGCGATCGCCGCGTCCAAACCGTTCACGTTCACGCTGGAAAACGCGCTCGAAGCCACGGCGGCGAACGCGCCGAACGGCTTCATCTACGCCGAGGTGGCGGTCACGGCGACCGTGGTCCCGACCGCGGCCGTCGTCTCCATCCCGACGGCGATCGGCTACCAGTGGTTCACGAACGGGCCACTGTTCCTGTCGGCCACCGCTGGGGCGGCGCTGGTAGGCAAAGCCGCCGCGACCATCGTGACGCCGGCGGCGAAGGCCGTCGCGCCACTGCTGTTCGTCTCCTAGCGCGCCATGCACGCCCGCGCCCGCATGTTCCTCCAAGAGCGCGAAGACGCTCGAGCGCGCGGTGACCGCGGGGTGGAGCGCTGCATGAACGTGGAGCTCGCCCGGATGGGGTACAGGGACGTTCCCGTCCGGGGTGAGACCACCACGGTCGAGCCCAAAGAGAACACCTCGCAGCCCAAGCCGAGGCCGAAACGGCCGAAGGCGCGGTGCGAGCACGGAAGTGTGCCCGAGCGCTGTCCCGTGTGCACCGAGGAGATCGCAGCCTGATGGCCGGTCAGCTGACGATCGGCGGCCAGTCCGCCGGCATGCTCTCCGGCTCCAAGGAGATCGGGCCCATCACGATGCAGGGCAACGCGATCGTTGGCCAGGTCAGCGACGTGCAGCTCGTCGTGGGCGACAGCACGATCCCCGTGCCAGCCGGCAAGACCGCCGTCTGCATTGCCTTCACGCCTGCCTTCGAACCGGGCGAAGTCAAGATCCGCACCAACCTCAATGCATCCGATGCGGGGCTGCCGATCCTTGCGACGGGCTTCACCGTCTTCCCGATCCCAGCGGCCGTGACGTCGCTGATCCTGCACGCCACCGCCGTGGCGAACGTCGAGCTGTCGTTCATCTAAGGGAGGTCCCGGTGGACAACTACAAGGACTTCGCGCAGAGCACCGTCGCGGTCGCGCCCGTTCCAGCGACCACGGACACGAAACTCACCGTGAAGCCGGGGGATGGCGCGAAGTTCCCCGAACCGCCCTTCAACGCCGTCGTCGCACCCGTCAACACGGTCCCCGTCGACGAGAACGCAGAGCAGCTGCGCGTCACCGCGATAGAAGGGGACGTCTTCACCATCGAACGTAGACAGGCGGGCAGCCTGCCGCGGGGCATCCTCGCCGGAGACCAGATCTTCGCGGGCGTCACAGCCAAGACGATCGCCGACCTCGCCGCGCTCGTCACCACAGAGGCCGCAGCGCGCGCTGTAGCCGTGAGTGCTGCGGAAGCCGCCGGCTCGCAGGGTCTCGTCCCGACCGCGGTCAAGACAGCCGCCTACGAAGCCAAACCGGGCGACTACGTCCCCGTCGACATCTCCGGCGGCTCCGTCGCGGTCGCACTTCCAAACGCGCCTGCTGACAAAACGCGGGTTGGCCTGAAGATCGTGAAAATCGCCGGGACTCCCGGCTCGACGTCGCTCACGATCAATCGCGCCGGAACGGACGTATTCAACATCGCCGGCGGGAGCACCGCGCTTACTCTGTCGGCGAAATCCCAGGGTGTTCTGCTCCAGTACCAGCACTCCTCGGGGATCTGGTACGTGCAGACGACCGACACGCCGCTGAACTCGCCGCTCGGTGCAGCCATGCTCGGCGGCGACGGCACTATCGGCGGTCCCGGTGGCTCACTGGTCGCGGGCGGCAGCATCATCTTCGCGCCTGCGCCGTCGGGCGACGAAACGGGAGCAGCCGACACTGCCGCGATCGCCGCGGCGATGCCCGCAAAAGGCTCGCTCGTACTCCGGGCCAACGCGCCTTATTTCGTCACAAGTCTCCCGGATATAGGACCCGAGCAGGGAATCATCTGCCTGGGTCTGCCGATCGTCAACATGGTCGGCAACGGCGTCTGCCTGCACATTCACAACGCGGCGATGTCCACCGCCGGTGGCGAAGCCGAGTTCACCAAAAACATGCCCGGCCGCATGGACCCGTTCATCATCGACGGCAGCAAAGCCGGGGCAAAAGCCGTCGGCGTCCAGATCGGCGACATCAACGACTTGACGTGGCATGGCCCGATCGTCCGGCACTTCACGGGCGCGGAAGCGGTCGGCTGGCTCCTGAAGTCCGAAGTCGCCTGGTGCGAACGCAATAACCTGGTCGGCGTCTCCGTCAACAACACGGTTTGCGTCCAATTCGACAACGGGGGCGCAGGCACGGGCGCATTCGACTACTCCCGGTTCGACTTCTCGATCCAGGCGTTGCCCAAACAGCATGGCCTCGTGATGCAGAACGCGATCGGCCTGTGGGGTTCGAACCTCAGGTTGAGCGGGAACTGCTTCACAGCGGTCGGTAACACGGGGGTCGCCTGGAAGCTCGGCGCTGACAACTCGAGCGTCCAGATCCTCGGCTCCCACATCGAGGTCGGGCTCGAGACCGACGGCACCCAGGGTGTCGGGCACATCACGGTCGAACGCGGCACCAAAGCCGAAGTCAGCGCCCAGGGTGTCCTGTCTTACAAGATAGGTGGATCCGTCGGCTGGGCCGCCGGGAACATCACACAGCCCGACAGCCGGTTCGCGTTCAGCGGCATCGTCAACATCGACGAAAATCTTGGGCAGAACAAGCAAGGCGAGGGACTCAACGTATTGGGCGGCAGCACCTGGTCACGCGGGTTCACCACCGTTACCGAAGCCAACGTCGCCATCAAAGTCCAGTCCGGCGACTACTTCACCGCAACCCTGGCGTCCGGCGTCAACACCCTGAAGCTCGAAAACAGCACGCAGGGCCGCGCCCGCCGGATCCTCGCCGTCCTCACGCAGCCAGCCGCCGGGGAACCCGCCACTCTCAGCATCGCCGCGCCCGGTAACAATCTGCAAGGCAACGCCCAGGTCGTCAGCACCGCCGCCGGCGGCTCCATCGTCCTTCAGGCAGCGCACAGCGCGGTCGACGTAGTCGAGCTCGCCACCGTCGACGGGCAGCACTGGTACATCCGGATCCTCGGTCCCCGCGCCGCGCAGGACGCGTTCCTCGGCATCATTCGTCCCGTCTATGCCGCGAGCATCATCCCGTCCACCGAATCGGTGATCGGCACCGCGTTCCGCGCGTTCTTTGCCCGGTGCATTGTCCCCGTCACCGGAACCCTGCACGACATCACCGTGTTCAACGGGACCGTCGTGAACGGCAACCACAATGCCGCCGTATTCGACACCGGCCAGGCCGAAGCTGGCCACTACACATCCCTCTGGGAATCCGGGTCAGTCGCGGCCGCCGGCGAAAACAAACCCCAGGTCGTCGGCGATCCGGCCCTGGCGGTGACCGCCGGTCAGCATCTGATGCTCGCGATTATGAACAGCGGCACCACCCACAAGTTCGGGGAGGTCCCAACCGCCAGCCATACGGGGTGGATGCAGCTCCCCGGTAGCTTCGCCCCCACCGGCGGCGGAGCGTCCCCCAAGATGCTCGCGCAGCACAATTACGCTGAATTGAAATATGCCGCGATCGCGGAGGCCGAAATGGAAGCACAGGGCAGCCCGCCACTGGCGATCATTGGTCGGATCGTCTAGACCGTCACGGCGTCGAGCTCGGCCCGCTCGCCGAGGATCTTCGCCGGCACTCCGCCGACGATTGCGTAGTCGGGGACGTCTTTCGTCACGACGGCGCCAGCGGCCACCACCGCACCCGTGCCGACATGCACTCCGGCGAGGATCTTCGCGCCAGCACCGATCCACGCGCCCTCCCCGATCACGACCGGTGACGAAACGCGAGGCTGTTGTTTGATCGAGCCTCGGCCGGCGAAGCAGTGGTTCGCGTCGGTGATGTGGCATCCCGGCCCCACCATCGCGTCCCGTTCGACACGGATGCTCTCCGTCGAACTCAACCAGCACCCCTCGGAGATCGTGGCCTGCTCGCCCAGGTAGATGGACCCCGGGACGCACTTGATGATGCTATTGCGGCCGATATTCGACCACGCACCCAGGTGAACGCCGCGGGCGTGGTCGATGCTGACCCGCTCACGGACATGCGCTGTTGGCGCCGCGTGCAGTCCAAGTAGACGCCACCTTAGGGTGACGAGAAGCCACCGGATCTGCCGCATGCGGACGAGCATCGAGGCGGGAAGTCTACGGAAACCCGGCCCACAGGAGGCGCATGATGCCCGCCCTCGGCACCGCCTACCTCGGAGAGACCTTCCTCGGCGGGGCACCCTTCCTCGAAGAGCAGCCGTTCCCGGTCGGTCTCGCCGGCCTCGTCGACAGCAGCATCGAAGAGTTCTTCGCCAAACAGGGCGATACGGGGCCCGCCTGGGTTGACCATCTCACCTGGTCAGACGAAGACCCAGTCAACCTCAACGGATGCACCGTCGAGCTCGTCCTCCGATCCCTCAGCAGTCGTACGCCCGTCAATCTCGCACGCAAGGTCGAAGTCCCCGAGAAGACGGGGAACACCGTCATCTACTCTCCTTCCGCCGCAGATACAGCGGCTGCCGGGGAGTACATGGCGTGCTGGATCGTCACAAACGCCGCGGGCGAACGGATGACGTTCCCGACTGTCGGCTACCGCGCAGTGCGGATCGAGCCGAGCCTGGTTGCAGAGAGTCAGCAGCTGCTCTCGCTCACTGAGGTCAAGGACTACCTGAACATCGAGGAGGGCGATCGCGCGCACGACGCGAAGCTCCTCGAGCATATCCAGGCGGTCCAGCCGCTGATCGAAGCCGAGGTAGGACCGATCATCCCGACGGTGTACGACGAATGGTTCAACGGCGGCCACGCGACGATCGCGCTGCCGTACCGCCCCAACACTGGATTTGGCACGAGCCCGATCATGCGACTGCTCGCTGCAAGTGAGTACCGCGGGCCGGTCGAGTACGACCTCGCGATCATCGCGACGCCGGCCGAAGGACAGGTCTACAGCGTCATGCTCGACCCGATCCACGGCGTCGTCACACGCCGCAGCGCCGGCGGCGGCGTGATCCCGTTCCCGTTCGACCCCGAGCGGGGCGACCAGCAGGTCCACCTCGTCTACGAGTCGGGCCAGGAACGGGTGCCCGAGAACGTGAAGATGGCCGCCAAGGAGGCCATCCGGGTCAACTACCGCAGCACGCAGTCGACGGGCAAGGGCAGGCGTGCGCAGGCGGATGAAGAGCCGGGTCCGGCAGTGCCGTTCTACCTGCCGCGCAAAGCACTCGAGCTGCTCGGCCCCAACCGGAGGTTCCCCTCGTTCGCATGACGCCGGAGGTCTCGCATGGAGTCGATCTTCGGCCCGCTGCTGTCCAGTTGGAACGTCGACCAGGCCGTCCTCGCCACGCTGCGCGTCTGGTGGCGGAGCTACATGGCGGAGGTCGAGCGCCAGAACGGGGTGCCGAAGGGGACGATCCCGCGACCGCCCGACACCGAGTCCTTTCGCCGCGGGCTGGACTTCGAGTACTACGAGGAAGACGATCTGCCGGCCGTCATCGTGGTCTCCAAACCGTCGGGCGAGCCTGAGGTCTCCGACGCAGGCTACGTCCAGCGCTTCGAGGTCAAAGTCGGCATCGTCTGCGAGGCCGAGGACGAGCTGACCGCGCAGCTGCGAGCGGCGTTCTGCGGCGCCGCGAGCCAGCTGCTCGTCCAGCAGAGCGAACTCGAAGGCTTCGCCGAGCGCACGCGCATGATCGGCGCACCCGAGCTCGAGATGCCCGACGACGAAGAGCGCTGGCTGTGTCGCGCGGTCACCACCTTCTACGTCTGGGTCGCACCGGTCGTGATCGCCGAGGAAGGGCCGATCGAACCGCCCGGGCCCGGCATGGGTCCAGGCGGCGAAGACCAGGAACCCGAAGAACCGTACCCGCCGTGGCCGGAAGCCGCGTCGACTCACATCACCGTCACTGGCGAGCCGATCGCCGACTAGCCCCAGAAAGGGGATGCCATGCTCAACGTGAAAGTCACAACGGGCGAGACGGCTGCCGCCAGAGGTCCGTTCCCCTCCGCCGCAACGACGATCGTCGTCGGCAAGTTCGACCAGGGGCCTGCCATCCCCGTGCAGATCCGCAGCATGGCGCAGCTGATCCAGACGTTCGGCCCGCGCAGCAACGTCAGTGCTCCGGCCTATGACTCCGTGCAGACGATCCTCGCGATCGCGGAATCGCAGTGCTTCGTGATGCGCGAGACCGACGCCACGGCCACCACGGCGAAACTGGTCCTCAAAGACGCTGCGGCGAAGCCGACGATCGTCGTCAGCGCCAAGACGCCCGGCGTCGATGGCAACAACCTGAAAATCGAAGTGGTCGTCGCCGCCGGCAAATACACGATCGTCGTGAGCAACGCCGAAGGAGTGCTCGAAACGAGCCCCAAATTCACGACGCAGGCCGAATCGATCGCCTGGTCAGTCGCATCGCCCTACGTGACGCTCGCCGCCTCCGCCGAATCGGAACACACAACGGAACCGCCCGTCGCTCTTGTGGCCAAAGCGCTGTCCGGCGGCGCCGACGCGAGCGACCTCACGGAAGCGTCGATCGCGGCAACGCTCGCGCTGATCCCGAAGAGCGTCGGAGAGGCGCAGCTGATCGTTCCCGGGGAAACCGGTGCTACGGCGCACAACGCGATGGCGCTGCACTGCCGAGAAAACAACCGGTTCGCCTGGTTCGACCTCGCCGACTCGGCGGTTGCCGCGACGCTGATCGGCGAGAAGAGCATCGAAGCCGTTCTGGCGGGCTACGGAGGCTCGCTCTCCTCGAGCGCGATCATCCCCGGCCTCACGCCGGGCACCACGCGCACCGTCCCCGGCTCGGCGGTCATGGCCGGCTTGTGCGCACTGGTCTCCAAGCTCGGCAACAACAGCGTTGCGCCGTCTGGGGCTGATTGGCCGATTCCCTACGTCCTCGGCTTCACAAACTTCTTCACCGAAGCGGAAGCCGAAACGCTGCAGCTGGCCGGGATCACGCCGGTCGTCGAAGAACGCGGCATCTTCTGCCTGCAGGGGTTCTACACGTGGCTCAGCCGCGAATCAGACGCGATCTTCTGGCAGGCGTCTGCGGCCAGGGAGCGGATGGCGCTCGTCGGCGAGGGCGAAATCATCACCGGCCGCTACCGGCGCAAGCTGCTCGGCGGCCGCAAGTCGGTTCTCGGCAAGTTCCAGATGGAGCTGCAGGGCCTGATCACTCGCCACTGGGAAGCGGGCGCGCTGTTCGGCGAAACCGCTCCCGAAGCCGGGACGGTGGACATCGGCGAACCGATCAACACGCCGGCGTCGCTGCAGGCCGGTGAACTCGGAGGAGAACTCGAGGTCAAGATCGCTCCGTTCGCGGACAAGGTCAACCTCAAACTCGTGACCGCGCCGATCAGCGAACCGCTCTAGGAGGCCGCATGAAGTACTACCGCTCAGACCAGGCAGCGATTCACGTGAAATTCGCCGCGATCACGATCGACGACGAGTCCTGGAGCGTCCTCGACGGGGGCGACAACGTCGCCCCCAACAAGGTCGTGCACCCCGGTGGGATGGCGCCCACCGTTGCACTTGGTGGGATCCCGATCCGCTCTGACATCACCGTCGAACGCGCTTGGTCGGATCTGCTCTTCGGCGCCTACAAGGCGCTCGACGCGGCGTCTGGAATCGAACCCATCGAAGTCGGCTACGTGATCCTCAATGGGCCCGGCAAACCGCAGGGCACCGTCTTCACGTACACCGGCGTGCTGCTCAGCGCGTCACGCCCGGGCTATAAGGCCGGGGAAAGCAACGACGCGATGCTGAAGCTGACTGTGGGCCCGAACGGCCCGATCGGTTGATCCAAGAGAGAACGGAGAAGACGTTGAGCCACGAGCCACTGGAGCAGGCAGCACAGTCGGTGCAGCAGCGGTTGCGCAACGCGCGAGCGAGGATCCAGGTCCGCCAGAAGGTGACGTTGGAGATCCCCGGCTACGGCGGTCTCTTCGGCCAGTACCGGTTGCTCGACTTCCACGAGACGCGCGCCGTAGGTGCGGAGGTCGAAGCGTCGGGTGTGGAGGGCGACACCGAGAAAACGCTGTATCTCGCCGCTCACCACCTGCTGGCTGCGTCCATCGGGACCGAGGCGCACATCGACGGCCAGGTTCACGACATCGGGCTGCCGCTCGGGCGCGAGCTCGCCATCTACCTCGGGCTCGACGAGTGCGAGAACGACCGCCAGGCGGTCTTCGTGATCTTCCGCCGCGCGATGGACGTCGCCGAGCAGTTCGAGGCGCTGCAGCTGCAGAAGGCCTACGCGGACCGGGAGGCCGACAAGAGCGTCGTGGGGGAATCCGAGGCGGCCGGCGAGTAGAGCTGGCCGCTTTCTGCTGCATCCTCGGCGCCGGCCATCTCGCCGAGGGCCTCTACAGCGACCCAGATCCCTCGCGCGTCGTGTGGGTGGAGGCCGTCACCAAGCGCATCGACGACATCTACGAGCGCATGAGTGAAAAGAGGGGCTGATGGCCACTACGACCGTACTGAGCAGCGGCAAGGAGGGCGTCGACCTCAAGGAGTTCCGCCAGCTCACCCGTGACCTCAAGCGGTTCAAGGTGGACAAGCCGCTGAAAAAGACGCTCCGCGCGGCGGGGCAGCTCATCGCCGAGGATGCCAAGGCGAACGCCGAGGAGTACTCGAAGAGCGTCCCGCCATCGATCAAGGTGAGGATCCGGGGCACGAGCATCTCGGTCGTCGCCGGCGGCGAGGGCGTGCCGCTCGCTGGGCTATTCGAGCTCGGCAACAAGGGCAAGGGGAAATCACAGGTCGCTGCGAAGAGCGGAGTCTTTAGGCATCCAGTTTTTGGCAGCGACGTTTGGGTCGAGCAGGAGATGCACCCCTACCTGCTCCGTGCGGCCGCGCGCAACGCACGCGGCATCGAACACTTCGAGGGCGCGATCGTGGCCGAAGCGTTCCGTGAAGTCGGGTGGCGGTGATGTCTGAGGACCGAGTTGTCAAGACCACCCTCGTAATCGACGAGCACGGGGCCGTACGGGCCGTGCACGCGGTCGGAAGCGAGTCTGGCCACACCGAATCCAAGCTCGGCAAGCTCGACAAATCGATCAAGGGGCTCGGCCATTCGTTCGGCGGCCTGAAAGGGCTCGTCGCCGGCGGGCTCGGGCTCGGGACGATCGCGTATGGGCTAAAAAGCGTCCTCGGGACGACCAGCGAACTCGCCGAGGAAACGCACAAGTTCCATACGATCACGGGCATCGGGGGGCAGTCCTCGCTCTTCTACACCGCGGCGCTGAAGGCGCGCGGGATCGGAGCCGAAGCGGGCGGCAACGCGTTCAAGTTCCTCGCCAAGAACATCCAGATCGCCGAACGCCAGGAACAGACCTATGGGCTCGCCCAGGGCAAGGCGACGGCGAAACACAAGATCGCGACCGGCCTGCTGGGCGTCCAGGCGACCGCGTTCAAACGGCTCGGGATCGATCTGACCAGCTTCTCCCACCTCTCCGAACAGGGCAAGTTCGAAGACATCACCCACAAGTTCGAATCGATGAAGGACGGTGTCGAAAAGACGCGTCTGGAGGTCCAGATCTTCGGCCGCGGCGGGACGGCGCTCTCGTCCGTGCTGGACAAAGGCGCGCTCAGCCTCAGCCACGCCGACGACATGGCCAAACGGTTCTTCCCGACGCTCAAAGGCGGCACGCACGAGCTCGAGGAACTCCAGGAAAAGCAGACCGAATCGAAAATGGCCTGGGAAGGTCTCGAGTTCACGCTCGGCACCCAGGTGGTGCCCGTCTTCAACGCCGTTGCGGGGGAATTCTCGCACCTGATCGGCGAAGCCGAGAAGGGCAAAGGGCCGCTCGCCGAAGTCGAGCACGTGTTCGAAGGGATCGCGCACTTCGGCGAGAGCGCGTTCAAGTTCGTGAAGGGCGTCGCCGACCAGTTCGGCATCCATCTCGGCGCCGGTACCCTCGGCGCCGGACTCGTCGCCTTGGAGGCCGCGCACAGGGCGAAAAAAATCACACACACCGCGAGCGCGGCGAAGAAAATCGCCGAATACGGCGTCCACCACCCCGAGACGCTGCCGGTCACACTGGCTGCAGCTGGAGCCACGGCCTACGGGCTGGACGTCTACAAGAGCCGCGACGAACTCGCCGCGCATGCGAAGGGCGCCCTGGCGATGCTCGGCGGCGGCCCGACGTCTTTGAGCGCGATCGAAGAAGGGATCCTCGGTCGGGTTCCGCACGGCAGCGGCGGCGGCGGTCGCTACGCGCACGCCGGCGGCAGGGCGGAGAAGGGCTCGCTCAGTCCAGCCGAATCAGCGGCGGTCTCGCGACTGCTCGAACGCCCACAGGACCTGACGAGCAAGACCGCACTGACGGCGGGGGAGCTCGCCGCGATCACCACGGCGATCGAACGGGCCATGGCCAGTCACAACACCGAGATCTACGTCGACGGGAAAAAGCTGGCCGAAGCACTCCGGCAGAACCCGGGCGCGAGCCGGCATCTGTCTGAAGCCGTCACGCACTACGCGCAGAAGCAGGCGGCACGACGGTGACACCGCCCAAGCGCGCGGTCCTCACCGGGCAGCTGATCGGCTTCTTCGGTCACACGGCGACGGGAGACTCGCGTACGTTCAAAGTGCTGGCTGGAGACGGCGCGCCCACTCCCAAGGGGGGCTGGGCGAAGATCGCCACGATCGACCGTCCGGGTCGAGTGGGCTACACCGTCTCGACCGGCTATGACCCGATCGCCATGACCGTGCCGATCCTCTTCGACGCGGTCATGAAGACGGCCAACCGCGAAGACATCGAGCTGAACATCCTCGCGCTCGAATGGATGGCGGGCCGCAGCCCCAATCCGAAGGGCGGCGAAGTCAAGGGCGAACCGCCCTACGTCGAAGTGTTCACCGTCAACAGCCACGGCAACACGATCCCGCTCGTGCCGCGGCAGTTCCAGAGCGAACCGGGTCGCTCACGGCAGTGGTGGATCACTGACATCGAATTCGACTCGACCGAGGAAGGCTGCAAACGCGACTCCGGCGGTGCACGCGTGCGCCAGGCGGCTGTAGTGACGCTCGAGGAGATCGTCAGCATCCCCAGCACGCTCGCGCAGAACCGCAAAAGCCGGGACGCGGTCAAGGGCAAGTACAAGACGGTCCACTCCACTGCGAGCGCGAACACCATCAAAAAGGTGGCCGTTCGCGAAGGGATCCCAAGCTCGTGGAAAGCGATCCTGGAGGCCAACCGCAAGCTGGGGGCGAGCGCTGAAAAGGCGCTCAAACCGGGCACGAAGATCAAGATCCCACTCACCGCCTTCCGCCAGGTCCCCGCGTGACCCAGCCGGATCCGCACATCGTCAGCCGGTTCGTCGCCAAGCAGATCGTCAAGAGCGCGAAGAAGGGCGCCCCCGCTGTCGAGGACCTCGCCAAGGCGATCAGCGAGATCGAACTCGAGACGCAGATCCTCGGCGCGAGCTTCATCAAAGTCACGGTGATCGATCCGGACTGGGCCCTGATCACCTCCGGCTGGCTGAACGTCGTCGAAGGGCTCGTCGATCAGATCGAGGTCGAATTCCCCGAAAAGAGCGGCTGGTTCTGGCGGCTGTGTGCGATCGATGGCAGCACCGATCGCACGCAGGCCAATCTCACGCTCACCTTCGAGGACCGCATCGTGGCCTACATGCGTGAGTACTGGGGGCCGAAGACGGCGCCGCCGGGGACCTCGACGCGGGCGCAGTTCATCCGCGACCTGGTGCGCGAAGTCGGCCACAAAGGCGAACGGCCGATCGACTTCCGCTGCAAAGCGATCAACAAGGTCCAGCCGATCGAACCGAGCGCGGAAGAAAAGACGGAAGGGCTGAAGACCGCGGCGGCAAAAGACGCCAGCGAAGCCAAGGCGAACAAGGCGCCCGGGCTCAACGCTGGCTCTCCTGCGACCGTCAAGGGCCAGAAGCTCAACGCGCAGCAGGTCGTGGAGGCCAACACCCTTTCCTCCACGGCAGACGGCCTCAACGCGCCGCTCGTGGCCAAGGAAGCGCTGATGTTCGCGGCGATCGCCGAGAGCTCGCTCGGAGCTGGGGCTGGCGCATTCACGCCGAACTCGCTCGGCTTCTACGGCACGCTGCAGGGCAACTCCCAGACCTGGCCGGATCCGCACGACACGAAAGGCATGGCGACGAGCTTCCTGCTCGGCGGCAAGGGCTTTCAGGCCGGCGGGGCAATCGCGCTTGCGCATAGCGGTGTGACGGACCCCATCGAGATCGCCGTCCGGGTCGAGGCGCCGAGCGTGTGGCCCGACAATGCCTACGCGAGCGAGTCCGGCTACAGCAACTTCCTGCCCGAGGCCAAGCAGATCGTCTCTGCCGGTGGAGGGACGGCCGAAAGCGCGGCCGGCGAAAACGTCAGCGACGTGGGCCAGCTGACCCGCGGGACCACCGACAACCCCGACGAGGACAACTGGGAATGCTCCTCACGCCTGGCCGCGCAGGTGGACTGGTCGCTCTTCTCCAACGGCAACAGCCTGTTCTACATGGACGGGCCGGAAATGCTCAAGCAGCGGCCTGCACTGCACGTCAACGTGCCGGCCAACAGGATCACCAAGGCGAACGGCACGGTCGAAGACGGCGTTCTCCAGACGCCGCTGACGTTCACGTTCGACAACTGCCTGGCGCTCGACACGCCGATCCCAACCCCCGACGGCTGGACGACGATGGGCGCCCTTGAGACCGGCGACGCGGTGTTCGGCGCCGACGGGCGTCCCGTGCTAGTCGATGGCGTGTCGCAGGTGCACGAGGGTCGTCGCTGCTACCGCGTTTGCTTCAGCGATGGCACGTCCATCGTGGCGGACGCCGGGCATCTGTGGGAGACGCGCACCGAACGTACGTCGCTGGCACACGCGGCAGGCGGCGACAAGCGACTCGGCATCTACACGACTGAGGAGATCGCAGGCACTCTCCGCGGCTACGGCCCGAGGTTTCCCCATAATCATCGGGTCAAGGTCGCCGAGCCGCTTGACCTCGCGGAGCGCGAGTTGCAGATCAACCCCTATATCCTGGGCTACTGGCTCGGAGATGGCCGGGCAGCGGGGCCGCAGATCACGGTTGATGATGCCGATCTCCCGCACCTTCTCCGCGAGATCGACGCAGCTGGCTATTCGCATCGCGCCAAGCAATATGCTGGCACCGGCTTCTCGACTAAGCCGGAATGGCTGGTCACGGTGTCTCCGCGCCGGCCCTACCGCAGGAGCCGACGCAACGATGACAGTCTCACGGGTCGACTGAGAGCACTCGATGTGCTTGATAACAAGCACATCCCCGCGCCGTACCTGCGGGGTTCACGTGAGCAGCGGACGGCACTTCTCCAAGGCCTGATGGACTCGGACGGCACGATCGGCAGAGTCTGCTGCCTACAACTCGGCGACAGGACACTTGCCCTGGGGGCGCTCGAGCTGGTACGCAGCCTGGGCTTCCGCGTTCGGTGCAGTGACGAGGACCCTGTGGGTGCCGGCGTCAAGCGCCGCTATCGGATCACGTTCTCGGCGCGCGATCACACGGGCGCATTCCGCCTTGCACGCAAGGCTGATCGGTACGTGCAGCGCGTCAACCGGACATCGCGCAGTCACTGCGCCCATCGGACGATCGTCGCCGCTGATCCCGTTCCCTCGGTGCCGGTCAAGTGCATCGCCGTGAGTACGGCGGATCATCTCTATCTCGCCGGCGAGGCGATGATCCCAACGCACAACACCCAATTCCAGTACCGCCAGACGCACAAGGTCAAGGGCAAAGTGCAGCGCAAGTCGCGCGCGAGCAAGCCCTCCACGCCCGCCGAGGTGCGCCTGCCGCTGGTCTGTGGCCTCGAGGAGTACCGCGCCGGCGACGTCATCGAATTCCAGCACTCAGGTCCGATCGACGGCCGCTGGATCGTCTCCAACGCGACCCGCAACTGCCTCAAAGACATCTTCACGACCCTGATCCTGCAGCCGCCGTTGGAACCGCTCCCCGAGCCCAAAGGCACGCCTGGCGGGGAAGCCACATCGGCGGCGATCGGCGGGGGTGTCAGCTCGGTCGTCGAAGCCGCAAAGCGGTCGCTGACCGAAAAGAGCAAGTACGAATACGTCTACGGCGGTGGTCGAGAACCTGGCGCCGACCTGTTCGGTCCAGCTCCCCGCCGGATGGACTGCAGCTCCTGGACGACGCTCTGCTTCAAAGCGGCTGGTCAGCCCGACCCGAGCGGCCTGAACTACAACCCGATCGGGACGACGGAAACGCTGATCAACAACGCCACGAAGGTCGCCAACCCGCAGCCCGGCGACCTCTGCCTGTTCGGCGAAGTCGGTCACACGACCCACGTGACGATCTACGTGGGGGGCGGCAAGGCGATCTCAATGGGCGCGCCCGG